TAATTGGTGTTCCAGTTCGCAATGTCAGCCGAGGATATGCTTCCAGTCGCAAACGATATGCTTGACAACTCCATTGTCCCAGCGTAAATCTTGGCAAAACCTGTTATGATCCCTGATCCGATGCCTGTCAGATTCCTGATATTCTTAATGTTATTCGTCCACAGGTTCAGGTTCGTTCCAAGCGGCGTTCCGGCCAGATCGTAAATCGCGTCAACTGTTACCCGCAAGTTCTCATCGTTCGTTCGCGTGACCATGAGGTTTGCGGGACTCGTTGTTTCCAGGAGTGTCAGTTGCGTCTGATGTGCCCACACTGTATTCAGCCCCATCAAAATCAGCCCAATCGAAACGGCTGTTATGCCGGACAGTATTCCGAGTTTAAGTTTTTCCATCATGCGCCACCTCTGTTTATGAGATCATTTACCGTCATCTCCGACAACTCAGCAACCGTCTTCGTTGCCGCAAGTTCACCAACTGTATAATATTTTCTGATGCCTGCCAATATATCAGCAAACTCGTAAACTGTGCAAACACCATTTGCCACCTGTCCGACAAGCGTTGACCCGCCCAGGCTCATAGCGAAGGCCCCGGATATACTCGCCGGATAGCCCCAGCCCTGATTCTTGCGCTCGCCATTGCGGAGAAGCGGCTTGGCAAAGCGAAAGTCAAAGTCACACACAGCGGCATATTCGTCAGGCTGGTCGGTCTTACCGTACCCCGAATGATACCCACGAAAGACCTTCATCGTGCGGCCAGTCTTCTTATTCGTTACGTCGTTTTCTCTTGAGTAGGACATTATGGATACCCCGTAAAAGATGAAAAATGCTGTTCATCTTTCCACCAAGTTTGCCCGCTTCCGTCCCCGCCAGGCCCCGTTCTGACTATTGCTGATTCTCCCAGACCTTGTGGCGCGCCCGTAGTAGCGTCCAGAGATACATCGCCCATAGTCTGAACAAAGGGATCGCCGCCGCCTTGTGAAGTCCACAATTTAGTTGCCGTGACGCGCCCTACGTAAATGTAATACCCATAAGCATCCAACGATGAATGCCAGTTCGGACTCCATGCAGGAATACCCGCATTCCCTTGATTTTCTTCCGTCACAACCGTTACATCAATATCAGTTGGCATGGGCGGCCCCGGCGGCAGGTACGGCCCCGTTATTTGCGTATAAGTTACAACTCGTCGCTTTGTAAATCGAAGTTGTCCGGTATACAGAGGGACAACGTTCAGCGAAATAGCGAAAGTCTTTGTCGTTGCGCCCAACCCGGTGAACGTGATTGTGGCAGAATAGATCCCTGTAGCTACCCCCCCGGGATTCGTAAGCGTCAGCGTTATGTCCTGAAATGCATCCTTTGCCAGACTCCCGCTTGTCGCACTTAATCCGCAAATAGCAGTCAACGCCGCATCCCCTGTAATCGCCGCTGACCAGTTCAGGATGCTTCCTGTCTCACCGCTATTCGTTACACGGATAGTCTCTGTGCCATTGCCTGAATCGCCCGTAACGCACACGTACGCATAACTTGTCGGAGCCAGCGTTATTTGAGGAATTGCCACCATGAGCGTTACTGACACAGCAATCAGCTTTCCGTCAGAGAAAGCCAGACTCTTGACGCTGGTATACGTACCCGGAGCCAGCCAGTTCCCGTTTGCATCCTTGCCACTCACGGAGAACACTACCGCTTTGACCAGCCTTCCATTGCACGGGCCAATAAACCAGTACCACAAGCCTTGTTCAACTGTTGAATACCACGATTCATCAACACTGTAGACCCCGACAATCGAATTCGCCATGAACCCGTCAATCCGCCAGAACCAGTATTGATCTGCCGGCGCCGGGCCACCGTAGGGCATTGTGAACAGCAAACTGGCAGGACTGCCTGTAATCGTATACGAATTGGCACAGGCTTGCTTCTCTACGGGCTCCAGGGGGTCAGAGGACGGCGTGTCATTCACCTTGTCGGTTGGCTTGGGCCAGCCAGCGGGCCAGTCTGTAGGAAGGTCTGGAAGCGGCTCAGGAATAGGGCTGTAGCCAAGTCTCAACCCGTAATCAAGCAGACTCAGCCCCCCAGCCGAGATCAGCCCGTACTGTTGCACCCCAGCTATTGTGACCATGAATATGCCAATGATTGACGCTGTTCCACCTGTCCGGTCGGTCTTCGCGCACCCTTGCCGGAGCATCAATGACCCCTGTTCACCAAGAAAGAAGTCCTGAACCTCGTTGGCTATGGACATGGAGAAGTCGCGGCCTTCCGGCCCATGAAGGACAAGAACTTGTGTCGGAGGCCCGCCAATACCGCGAAACTGCCGGATTCGTTCAGGGGTAGATCGTACTGGCGGAACAAATGGCATTATCCACCCCCTTTAGTAATCGCTCCTGTGAATTGATTGCGGGGTGTAAACCCGCGTTCGCCCGAAGCTGAACCGTGACCCAAGATGATCCCTGGGCGCCACGAAACGGTCAGGAACAGGCTCCAATGACTTGGTCTGGGCGTACGCCTCAACATACTCAGGAACCTGCTTGAGGCTGTCATTGTCGTATTTCTGCGTGACCTGCATCAACTTGAGCAGGGCAATTCGGAGAAAGTCACATTCACCGGGAAGCAGTATCTTGTCATAATCGTTGTAAAGCGGCAATGGCTTCCTCAGATACCACAAGATCCTTGTGGCAGAGGTTATGGCCGCCGCATTCTCGTCTTTGTAGATGATCTGCTTTGTACCTTCCGGCCTTACTTCAAAGTACAGGGCAGTATCAGCCGCGCCCCGGTAGGCATCCTGGAGCGTAATACTGCTTGCGCTATTGAATCCGGCAATCTTGTAGACGCCTCTATTCTCATCAATGCGAATATACTCGCCAACCATTGCCGACGTGAAGCCTGCCGCCGCGCTTGTGAATGTAGTGCTATTGGCAGTTGAAACGCCGTCTGTCCCCGTCAGCAACGGCGTTCCAGTTGAATAGTTCTGCCACCAGTTATACATTGTGCGGTTTGAGTATTGCTGGGGATAGCCACGCTTGAAGTACACCTTATCAAGTCCGTCTTCGATGAACAGTACCCGTTCAAGATCACCCGGCAAGACCGAGCCAGGGTTTGTCACCTGTCCCGTCATGGCGTACCACGGATGATCAGCCGCCGCGATCATGTAGAGGGCGTTCAAGTGCCCCAACAGGATTGACTTGGTTTCCGAGGAATGATCGTCAATCATGTCCTGTACCCTCGCCAACAGCGCATTACAGGCTATGCTCATCGTCAGCCCCCTTAATATGCGTTGATTCGGAGCGTTGCTGTTCCGCTTGCCGTGCGATACCAGAAGCCACGTATAGGCGCGAGGGCGTTGCCCTGCTCAACTATCGTTGCTCTGTTACTCGACACGATCATTGATCGGCTTCCGGAATACATATTGGTGAACACATCACCTGAACAACTGTACCCGAAGTAGACGGGAACGTCTTCCGGCCCGACACTGACTTCTGCGCCATAGGCATACGCCAGGGCGGGTACTTCTCGTACAGTCACATTGTCCACCGTGAGGTTGTTGGCATTCGTGTCTAATCCAATTACTCTGAATGTAATGTTGCTGTCAGTCATGGCTGATATATCATCAGAATACGTACCATTGACCGTACGAACTTCGCCCTCTCCTCCACCAACAAACACCTGAACTTGATTTGTAGTGAGGCTCAAATTGGCAACCGTATAATCAACTCGATACTTTTTTCCACTTACAACAGCAGGCATGACCTGATACATGTCATTCGTAAGAGTCGCTTCTGTGTTCGCCGTGTTCGTAATCTGCGCTTTTCCGCCAGTGACCAACCACTGTGTGTTTGTGATCCAGTAGGAAGTTGAAGCGAAAGTCCCGTTTGAAACGATGTCAGTATTCGGTGCTTGTTCGATTGCGATATATGTAGGCGTTGTACTTGCCGTAACAGAAGCCCCAAAGCCGGTCTTTAAGCGTTCAGCACCCGCGCCAAACGCGCTGTTAAGAGCAAGCAAACCCGCCAGAATAATTGTAATTTTCTTCATGGGTAAGCTCCTGTTAAGGCAGGCGGGATCGGAGCGAGCCGACCCCGCCATTGCCTATTTTTTACTTCACTGTGAACATTGCGCCAATGCTTCCATTCGCGCTGATGCTCGTTCCACGGGCCGCACGGACAAGGCACTTGGCTTTCGCCGGCACCCTTATCCCGTACACTCCGTTGTCAGTCAAAGACTCAAACACGTTCACGACATTTACTGCCGTGTTGGTATTTGTAGTTGTGCTGATTTGACCAAACGCATAGACCGGCGAAGTAATGACCTTCTTGAAAACTTCAAGATAGCCGCTCCCCGAATCAATGTATGCTGTCAGGGTTACGTCGCCAACTCCCTGCGGGCAACCGTATATCTTCGACAACCACCTGTCCGGCACATTGTCGCCATACGATACGGCGTTCCATTGCAGGTTGCTACCAGTGTCAACCTTCAATACTTCCGTCCACTTGCCATCCAACAGGGAAACAGCCGAAGCCGCAACCAAGTTAGAGGCCGTGTCGCCAGGAAGGTAAGCCAGCAGTTCAGCTTGGAAGTTCGCTACGCTGTCCACGTTAGTGGCCGCAACGATACTTGCCAGAACTGAATCAGCCCGTGTAGTAGGCGTAATCGTAATCGTATTGGTGATGTCACCGTCCACGACTTTGACCACGTTCACTATGTTGCTGATGTACGCTGTGCTTGCGCTTCCGTTATACTTTACCCTGAACCCATACGACGCACTATTGGTCGAATAGGCATACGTTCCGGGCAGTCCTTGTGCGAGAGCCATTCCCGCGCTGAGGACAACCACCATTATCGCACTTGCAATATTCTTTCTCATACTTATTTCTCCTGCTTTTTCTTTAACTCTGCAATGCGAGCTTCCGCATCTGCCAGCTTCTTCTCAAGCGCAGTCACCTGTTCCGCCCTTGCGCCTTGCGGCACAAATTCAGAGGGTAACTCACCGAGCTTGACCTTGTTGTCATTGACAAGCTGACTGATCTCTTTCAGCTTTCCATCGCTCTGAGCAACGTACCGAGCCATGACTTTCACAATCAAGTCATACTCTGGCGCATTGGCTTCAACGACATACTGCCCATTTGCGGTTGCCTTCAACATTACCGGCGGCCTCTTAATCTGAACGCCGTCAGTAACCTGAGTGCTTCCGTAGCTGATGCCGTACTGCGGGAAAGCCATGTTGTCTTTCCTGCGGAACTTTATCGTGTCCGTCGCTTCGTCAATGTACCTCACGAAGTCAGGGATGTACTGCCATACTCTGCGGATATTTTCGCTCACTTGTTTTTTTTCCTTTCTTTGTTTTGAACTCTTACTGAACGCCAGACCCGGAAGCGTGAAGTTCAGGTAATGAAACCTGAAGACCAAACGTACCCGTAATGGCGTCAACCTTCGTATGAACCGTGGACAAATTCGGGATGTCCGTGATCATGCGGATAGGCAGACCTTGCATCGTCAACTGACGCACATGCTGTGTGTCAATGATGAAGAACCTGTCATCAAGCCCGTTCTTCGCGTTGAGCATAGGATCATAACCAACATCCATTGAACCGTGTCCGGTCAGGATGCTGTTGATCGCAATACCCCACTTGGTGTCATTCGGGCTGACTCTCAGAGCTTCACGCGGCCACGCGGAGATGTTGTTCCACGCCTTGTTGCCGCCAATGAATATCTTGCTGTCACTCGATGCCGAATGATACTTGGTGTCGCCAAGGATATTCGACAAGAACTCAAGCGTAATCGCGCCCTGTGCCGCTGACATGTCCGAGAAGTTCTCAGAGAGTTTCTCGATCAGTCCGCCACAGATGTGACGACGTGCGCCGGAAGCCGATGTGACTTCACGGGTTCGCTTGCCCAAGTAGAACAGAAGGTTCTGTTCACGCTTGTACATGATCCAGCCTTTCTTGCGGTCACGTGCGCGTTTCTTGGTCGGATCGTAGGTCTGCTCGGCTTCTTCCTCGATGGTGGCCGAAATCCTGCGATCTTTGGTCATGACGTAGTCGAAGTCGTTTGTCGGCTCGTTGCTGTATGCCGCCGGTACTTCTTCGCCTTCCGCGTGTGCTTCGCCCATGATCACCAGAATGTTACCAACACCCCATGCTTTCGTTGTGGTCGGCGTTGTGCCGGTGGTCGCCTCGGTAACAGTTACCGAAGTCGTGGTCGGAACACCAGTAACCTTCACCAGGTCTTTCGTCGTGGTATTGAACAGAAGGAAGTCATCCTTCACTCTGTCATACTCAGAAATATAAACCGTTGTGGCGTTTGCCGCTGATGCCGCGCTTACGCTGGCATAGGACGGGAGCAAGCGGTCGGTCATGAATTCATGCTTCCAACGCTTGGTCGTTTCCGTTCCGTTGCCAATTTTCCGTGTGAGAGCCTCGAACCAATAACTGTTTTCATCTAACAGCTTGGTGAAAGGTTCCATGTCTATGACAAGGCCGTTCTGATTTATCTGATCAGATCGTGCCGCCCCGTCAATGAGGGTTCCAAAATCTATAGCCATAACAACTCCTTAACGGAAGGAGTCTGTTATCAAAACGCTTCAGCAGTTTCCCGCGCAATTCGCTGTGCCGGTGTTTCTGTCTTGCCGGTCGTTGAAACCGCGCTGGGTCTCACGCCTCCGCCGCTTGATGTAACAGAGCCAACCTTCCCTTGATTTTCTTTGTTTTGTCGTTGATTGGCTTGCTCTGCCGCCCTCCGCGCACGGGCCGGCGCTATTACACGCCATGCCGAATCGTAAAACCGCCTCAATCCGTAATCGTAATTGTCTGCACTCTGTTGCATCCATTCAACAAACTTCGCCGATGATGGAGACTGATAAATTCGTTTCATCATATCCACAACATCCGGTTCGCTGAATCCTGGAAGCAACGGCTTATCACCCAACTTGGCTTCCGCCAGTCGGTTGAATACAGTTGCAATATCAACTTCCGAAATGATTGTCGGTTCAACTTCTGCGTTTACAGGTGGCCGCTTTGCCAATGTTTCAGTCACTACTGCCTTCACGAGTTTCTTCGCAACATCCGGGTCAATCAGTTTTCGTTCTTCTTCAGTCAACTGATTCATCACGTTTGGCATTTCCTCATCTTTGAGTTCGCTTTTATACTTCTCGGTTGCTTTCAGTTGATAGCCTTTCCGAGTTTTTACAACCTCAATTCCGAGTTCAGCCAATGCCGCGTCTCGTGCCTTCTGCTCCTCAACAAGTCTATGGGCCTCTCGTGACGCGCTCTCGTAACGCGATTTCACTTGTTCCACAGTTTCCTGCTGTTCAGTTTCCAAGCCCAATGCTTTCAACGGATCAACCTCGTCGGGTTGAGCCGGTGTAGCAGTTGCCGGAACTTCGGAGGATTTGTCAGTCTTAGCGTCTGCCGCCTGGCCGGGTTGCTCAACTACAGGGGCCGGGGTTGCCGGGTTGCCTGCGTCAAGGGCCGGTGTCGCTTCAGTCGGTTGAACAGGGGTCTTCGGAGTCGCCGGTGAAGCACCAAGAGCCGCTTCTAAATCGGCTTCGGTAACTTCTGGCTGGCTCGGAACACTCGTGCCTTCCGTCTTTACGTTTTCGACATCCATCTGAATTATCCTTTCTTTTCTGCCCATTCGGACAGTTTACGCGAAATCAACGAAAAGATTCCGCGCTGTTTCTTTTCTTCTACCTTGAGATTTAAAAGCTCTCTTGTCAATAAAATTCTCTCTTTGAAGTTACCCAGCGCCTCGGCATGGCGCATTGCATCAGTTGGCGGGATCAACATTGCGTTGCGGGCAATCTCGTTCAATCGCTCTTGCGAGTCACGCAAAACGATCTTGTACCGTTCATTCGTCTCTTTGGCGTTGATCCTGGCTTCCAGTTCTTCCAGTATCGCCTCGGTACGCTCGTGCATGTGAACCAGCTTGGCCCGTTCTTCATCATCCGTCAGGGGCTTGCGTATTGGCCTGCTGGAAATCGTTTGGTCAATATATGTCGCTGTTTCCGTCATACCACGCTCTCCATCATGTTGGTTTGCTGGCCCTGTAATCCAACGCCGGTTCTACCCATTTGCGACATCATGTCGTTCATCGGAGTCGAGGCGCCACCCGCCTGCTGGCCCTGGGGGGATGGCAATGGGGTATTGGCTGGGGACTGTTCGCCTATGATCTCGTCCGGATCGTCGTACCCGCCAGACTCCATCAGGGGCCGGAGCGCGGCGGCTTGATTCTTGACAACGGGGTTTCCAATGATGAATTGCGCCACGGCAAGCTGTTTCCGGAAGGTTTCTTCTGCCGCCTGTAGTGCCCTGCTTCCCGAAATGTCAATGCCGTATTCATCGGTAATTGCTTCAAGATCAACCTGTTCCCATGCAAATCCACCATTGCCGGTAACGCCTCGTACCCATTCTTCATCGTTTTTAAACTCCTTGCCATATTTCAGGGTCAACCATAATGAGTCACGGAGTCCGGTGTTCTCCATGTTCATAGCCCGCATCATACTGCGGGCAGTACCCTCGTTGACAAGATTGGCTACACCTGTGGCTGTCCCTTCTGCGGCTTGTCCAGACGCCAAGCCTTTGAGTAGGTCTGTCTGGCCCGTGACCTTCTCCAGGAAGAAGTTCATCCGATCATCCTCAACAAATGCCTGTTGAGTGATTGCGGGCTTTTGCTCGGTGTAAATGGCTCTGGCTATGTCGTTTATGGTGCGGGGATAAGGTATGATCTTGTATGGCGCCGGATCGAATATGGACTTGTCACCGTCATGATGGTCGAGCAATGCCTCCGGAACATAGGTCGCCGGGTGCATAATACCCGCCAAATGGTCGAGTCTGTGATTAAAATTGAGCATAATCGAGATAATCAGGTCTTCTGAGACTTCAAGGAGGCCCACCCCAAACCAGTTCTCAAGGTCAAATGACCCCACAAACTTGGCTATGGGAATGGCGTCGATCTGGGGCGGGCCATCGTACAGAAGGAAGTTATCTTCTGCCACGCACGTCCATCGGTCGCGTGAAAAATGCCAGCCTACAAGATAACGCTTCGTTAAGTCCTTATTGCGCAAGCGTATCTGCTGAACCCAATCGGGCATGGAATACCGATTCCACCCGTCTTTTGCTGAGGCAAGCTGTTGAAGGTACTGTTCGGAAGGGTGATTCTGCTGGCTTGAATTGCGGTTAAGCAGGGCTTCAACCTGGTCGCCCCGGAACCAGCCGCGTTCGGCATTGGCACGAATCTCTGTCTCGGTCGGGTAATCGTACCACAATACGCCGTCAGCGCAGGCTTGATTCGTGTCGTCCACGGCATTTACCAGCCCGCCCCCTGGCAGAGGCAGGACATTGAAGAAGTTCGTTGATTGACCGGAAATAATGTTGCGCTCGGAGATCGTTTCTACGTTCTGGAAGCCATAAGGCATGCCCATCTCTTCGCCGGCAGGCTGGATACCTGTCTGCCGTTTGACCTTTTTTTTGACCGAATAAATGCGATATCCTGTCCCGAAGATATGGGTACTCTGGAAGGTAGGGATCAGGGTAACAGCCACATTCTGAACACGCTCCATCTGGTACTTAAGCCACTTTGTAGCGGCGGAGGCCGGGTATTCGTACATGTACTCAAGGGCTTCCAGCTTGAACCACTTGGTCGTTCCGAGCGCACGAGAACTCCGGGGAAGCTCGGATTCGATCATTGCCCTGGCAATCTGGAGTTCAACCTTGCTGAATGTGCCTTCAAGTTCGGCAGGAAGCATCCCAGCAAAAAGACGATACCAGCGAGTAGCGCGATCGAATTGTCCCTGACAGTATTCGCGGGCAATGTCTTTGGCATCAAGAAATTTTTGGACAGCGCGTTTGTCGGATTCGGATTGACTTCGCGTTAAAGTTGCATCGGCCATCAACTATCTCCGGTACATCTTCGCTCTCAACTCGTGCAATGCTTTAACCTTTCTCATTCCTGAAAAAGAGTTCCGGCCACTTGCAGATATGCTTCCTTCACGCTTTTTCTCAAGTTCGTGAAGATTCTGCAACGTGTCTGAAATGGATTGTTTCACACCCCTGACTTTTTTGCAAGCAGTAATTTTGAAAAACTCGTGTTCGATAACGCGCCAGCCAATAGCAAGCTCCATTACCGTGTCATCGTGCAGTCCCTTCTTGGCGCCATACTCCACAAAAGTCTTGCCATCCCTGAACTTATTAATTCGCCGTTCGTAAGTCAAAAGCTCCGACAAACTGATATGAGAGCGAAGCGGGCAGAAGTTACAAGTCGCCATTTCCTGAACCATGCGATATGCGTTTTCAAGGATAAGCGGCTTGGTTGAACGGTTCGTACTGAACCCAATTTTCTCAGTCGGTAGTTCGCGCTCTTTCTCCATCGCGGTCAATCGCTTATAGTTATTGCAGTAGTTTCTTGAACGGTCAATGAACGTGCCAGACGCCTGTGCTACGGCTTCAGGGATCAACAGACATTCTCCGTAAATCGTCGCCATGCAACAGCATTGTTGCGCGAAGTCGCCAGGCATGAGTCCACGCTTGCGAAGTTGTGCAACCTGAACGGGCGTCTTCGGATTCGTACACTTCCACACGCTTGCGGCCTGCGGGTCTGATATCGCCATACCGTCAGAGATATCCACAGAGATTATGTATTTCTCACCTTCAACTGGAAGCTCCCATACCCGCCACACGTGCAGAAGCGGATCATCAACAGCAGAAGCTTTAAGCGGCCTGAGTTCACCCTTGAATTCTCCGCACTCGATATCAATAGATTGCTCGAAGACTTCATACGGTAAGCCTTCCGTAAGCTCTGGCATCTTGGCCCACTTCTCCAGGCTTTCACGATGAAAGTACGGATTCGCCGCCATATCGGAATACTGCCCATAGTAGCGATAAGGCAGTTCCCACGGTTGCATTGAATTGCGGATATTCTCTTTTTCTTCCGGAGAGATTGACGGGTTATCATCAACACCGATATTGACAACGTAAATGGATGGATTCTGTTTCTCGACGGGGAGCGGCTTGCCAGTGGCCGGATTGTAGCACGATTTGTAAATGTCCTCATACGTCCAACACTGATATCCTTCCTGCGGCACAAAGTTCAGCGTTACAGTCTTCGGGCCGTCAGGCAGAGAGATACCACGCGACAGAGACTCCTTCCACACTTCGCGGGTGTTCAAGTCGTCAATCTGAGTGTGATCAATTTCAGCAGAACGGACTTGCCGAGGAAAGCCTGTGTCGTTCGGATCGCAGGACATGATTGAAAGAAATGACCCATCCGGGCCAACAAACATGTGAGAGCTTTCATCCCAATCAGACCACTGTTCCGGCAACATGCCGTGTGCACCTCGCGCCGGATCGCCAAGCAGTATCGGCCTTATTGTTTCCGGCCAATGCGTCGTGAATGAAGCGACAATGATACGAACATGCCGGGGCCGGTTTGTCGGAATCTTGTGCGGATACACGCCTTGCATGGAAGGCGGAATTATCCCCGTGAAATTCATAATACTTTCAAAGCAACATGCCCAGGTCTTCGTTGATTTTGGGGAGCCGATAATTGCCTTCGTCTTGCGCGGTGAAGCGAAGAAATCCATCAACGCCGGAATCGGTTTGTAATTCCAGAATTGATGAAAGCGCAAGTCAGGGCGGTTGATGTCCTTTGCGAATTCAAGGGCAATCTCGCCTATACTCTGCGCGGCTTGCGGAGCCTTCTGCGGTGATCCTGCGTTACGGGCCATTTAATTTCATCCCCTTTTTTCACCCCTCCCGCCGCGCCGTCAGCGCCGCATTGACCATATCAGTGCGGCGGTAATGGCCAACGGCATCGGGGCGGTTTTCTTCGTTTTCCGGGACTCATCCAGTTCTTTATCAATTTGGCTGTTTCGCTCAGATCGCGCTTGCTTCACGCGAAGAAGTGCGCCGTCCAATCTTTGTTGATAACTCCCTCTTTGTTTTGCTTGGCCCATGTCAGCCCCCCTGCATAGTTAATTTAACAACGTCCCGCCATAATGTTTTGCAAATCTCGAACGGAACAATTTTCGCGTAATGCGATTGCCGCCCTTAATAAATTCCGACCAGTCATTCCGGTTCGTCCATGCGCTACAGAACAAGCCGTTCGAGTGGCGCGCCCATCCCGTTGCGATTTCTTATGTTTGTTCATCATCAAACCCTCCCGCCTCTGTTCCTCAGCCAATAAGCCAACCACGCGCCCCCCCACGCACAAAGCCGGAAGCATCCAGAATGATACCAAAATAACTGTATCGGTTTTAGTCCACATCAAGCACCCGGCCCAGTCTGCCCCTTCTCGAAGTATCGTACCAGCCCGGATATCCCGATCAATTCAGCAATCAAATGCCTTAATCGTACCCTGTCTTCGTATGTAGTTGCCGCCAACATCTTGCCCAAGTCTTGAATTTCCTTTGTCGCTTTTTTATTCGCTTTCTTCACCTTCTTCATGTACCCTCCTTTTTTGTAGTGTCACCGTGCATTGTGGGACATCCACATGTTTTACACGGATATTCCCCGAAAACTGTTCCGTCGTCAACTTGTCCGCAATCTTCGCACGGTTCAAGTCGTTCGACTGTCACAAGATATTTTCTACCGCTTAGGCTGTTTGAAAATGGGATTGTTGCTTTTGCCGCTTTCATGCAATCCAGATGACCACACAACTCTGCCGCCAGTGTATGAGCGTATTCCCGCATGTCTCTTAATTCGTCGTCGCACATGTTTGCCTCCTTGTTTACACGTCCCCCAAGTTTGCCTTGATAAATGCCTCTGTCGTGTCAATGAGGAACGAAAGCAAATGCCTGTTGTATTCCCGCGTTACCTGTCCCTCTATCGCGTTGTGTAACTGCAAAAGCAGGTCCCGCCGCACCGTGTTTGCCTTCGCCTGATTCTCCAGCTCGCATATCTCGCAACTTCGCGCCAAGTGTCCATGTTTGCAGTCGCGTCCGTTCATCCCTCACCCCTCCATCATACAGCACCGCTTAAAGCGTTTGCCGCTACCACACGGGCACTTGCTGTTTCGGGTGACATAATGCTTGCGTGAACCCATGATCTTGAACAAGATTCGATCCGGCAACGTCTTCGGGTCAATTGGCTTCACAATAGTGCCGTATCTATTCTGCTTTATGACTTGAGTGTTCATGCTGGCTCCTTTATGAATTCCGCAAACCTTTCCGCCCCCATTGCTTCCCTGAGAAATAGAAGTCGCTTCGGACACACATTAAGCGAACATTTCATATCGTGATACGGAGAGTATTCCGGTTCATCTCTGTGAATCACGCAGAACGCTGACGCAGAGAAATTAGGATCAGCACAATGACAAACATCACGGCGATACGAATCCCATTGCGTCAACATGTTGTAGAATTCTTCGGGGTTTATCATTATTGCTTGTTTCTTCATCCCCCATCCTTCCCGTCCTCGTTCTGTACTTTCGTTGTAGGACAATTCATAATCGCCGTATGCACCCTCTGATGTTTCTCATCAAGGTTTTCCATGGCCGCTTCGTCCTCTCTTGTAAATGTATGGGCGTTCAGCCTGCGATGATTACACATAACAGCATGATTTACTGCGTCTATCCAGCACAGGAGCGCAATAGAAGTCTCCAAGTTCATACCCCCCCATCCTTCCCGTCCTCGTTTATCTGGACAAAGAAAATTTTGCGATACCCGTCGTCAAGTCGCTGGCTGATTCGCGTCAACACATTCGCATCGTGGATCTCGTCGAACAGTACCGCCTTGAACAGTATGATCAACTGCTTCAACTGCGATACGTGGAAGTAGAACCGCTTGCTCGTCAGGCATGTTCTATATTCCTGGACAAGGTTACGCACGGAGCCGGCCAACTTCGATATCAGCAGGATATCCTTTTGTTCCATATCCTTGTATTCTTGCATCACCTTCCTGATTTCAGCTTTTGAGGCCAGAACAAACTTGAAGTATTCTTCGTCACCGCCGGGAAACGCTTCCTTCTTAGTTTGAAACAGGGTGTTACGCAGTTCAGCCAAATGCTCCTCATGCCCAAGCGTTGACTTCAAGTGACTCGTATGCTCGGACTGAATGAGTAGTTGCATCTCCCTGATATTGTGGTTGATGATCTCGTTCGTATCTTTGAATGAACACGCGGCCCGCCACGCTTCTTCCATGCTCGCGGCGTTCGGATCGAACTCCTTCATCTTCTTGTCGTAATCCGCCAGAACCTTACAGGTTGCATCCTGTAAGGCTGTGAGTCCTGACGGATCAGCTACGGCTATTTCTTTTTTCTTCTTCATGTAAATCTCTTTTTTCTTTTTTCGCCCTTCTTCATGGTTACAAGCTTATGACCAATCTTGCGGATAAGCTTCTCGAACCAATAACTACTTTCGTCCAAGAAAATAAGGGAATTCATGTTTGTAATTCGGCCTTTTATTACAAAACCTCTTATCATCTGTCTCCATGGTTTCTTGGCGGTTTTCTTCTTCATGTCGTTTCTTTCATCACTTTAATCTTGTCGCCCCACGCAAATACTTCTTCGGCCAATATCGGCCCGCACCTTTTTGTTCCCACAACCCATCCGTCACAGCTCAAATATGGCCATACCCCGTAAATACGAATAATTGCGTTGATCTCCCTTCTGTTTCCAACTGTAGCCCAATAAAATCCTTCTTCCTTCGGCATATTCCTTGTATTTTTCATACCTTAATCCTCCATCTGCTTGATCTCGTCGCCCCATATCATATCATCAACATCGCAACTTTCACTGTAGCCACATACCCTGCAACGAAGAAAAGGTTCTTTACCTTCAACAACAACAATACCCCAACACATGTCTTGACTTGTCTTCGCCCAATAGTACCCAGCGTGTTCCGGTATTTTATTCATTGCTTATACCTTTCATTGAGTTTGCTCTTGAGTATGAACACAACTTCATTGCTCACAGATCGCCCGGCAAGATAGGCCCACTTGACCAGTCGCCGCTTCGTATCCGCATCAATGTATATGCTCAACGTGACCTTTCTTTTCTTTTTCATGCACCCATAGTATCACACTCATTTTTAATGTCAAACAGAAAAACACAGAAACACACAAAATAAATATTGACATTCTCCCCGCGTTATGAGACGCTTTACAGAAATAGGACTAAACCCAATAAATGGAAGGATTGGTAAAATGAGTAATGTCAAGATCACCGCATTGGAAATCGAAAACGTAAAGCGCGTCCGCGCAGTGTCAGTTGATACCACAAGCCCGCTCACCGTAATCGGCGGCAAAAACTCACAAGGCAAAACGTCTGTGCTTGATGCCGTCATGTGGACTTTGGGCGGCGACAAGTTCCGACCAAGCAATCCAGTTCGCAAGGGCGAGGAACAGGCATACACAAAGATCACGCTCGATAACGGCGTTGTCGTTGAACGCAAGGGCGTCAATGGGTCTTTGAAAGTTACCAGCCCAACCGGCAAGGGCGGGCAGTCTCTGCTTAATGAATTCGTTTCTTCGTTCGCTTTGGACTTGCCGAAATTCATGGCGTCAACGGGAATCGAAAAGGCAAAACTTCTCCTTGAAGTCTTTCCCGGCCTCGGCAGAGAGCTTCAACGGCTCAACGAGGAAACAAAGCGGCTCTACAATGAACGGCTCGCCATCGGACAGATCGCAGACCGCAAAGCGAAGTACGCGAAAGAACTTCCCTACATAGAGGGTGTGCCCGAGACTCCGTTGTCCGGCGCGGATATGGCGGAAAAGATGAAAACGGCATTATCCGTCAACGCTCGAAATGATGAACTCCGGCGCAATGTCGGCAAGATCGAAGAACAAATCCGGGGCGATGAATACCGACTTGAATCAATAGGCAAGCGGGTTTCCGACTTGAAGCGGCAACTTATCGAAGCCGAAAAAGAGTTTGACGACAAGAAGGATTACATCGTTGCGGCAAAGGCGGCGCTCAACAACGCCAAGGCCGAATCAGCAGGACTCCAGAACAGCGACACTTCTGAAATCGAGAAGGAGCTTGAACAGATTGACCAGATCAACGCAAATGTCAGGGCGAACTCCGAGAAGGCACACGCCGAAGCCGAAAGCGACGAACTCAAGAAGCAGTACAACTCTATAACGGAAAGCCTTGAAAAAGTCCGTAGTGACAGACTCAAGCTCCTGTCCAGCGTCAAGATGCCGCTTGAAGGCTTGCTTGTGGACGAAGAAGGCGAGCTTGTCTTTGCCGGGCAACGGTGGGACTGCATGAGTGGATCTGAACAACTCAGGGTTGCCACTGCCATTTGCGCGGCAATCAAACCCGCCTGTGGCTTTGTGCTTCTGGACAAGCTCGAATGTATGGACACCGAAACGCTGTCAGAGTTTGGAGCATGGCTTGCATCGAGGGACTTGCAGGCTATCGGAACCCGGGTTGGCACCGGCTCGGAAAACTCTATCATCATCGAAGATGGAGTTGTCGCGGTGGATGAATCAGCAGTTAAGTTCTAACAACAAAAGGAGAAAACATGGAAGGCAATATGGAAGGTACAACAAACACGTCTGGTATAGAAAAACTGGCAACTGCACTTGCCAAGGCACAAGCGAAGTTCAAGAACCCACCAAAAAACCGCACCGTGAAGGTGCAACATAAAGCAGGAGGATCACACTCCTACAGTTACGCCACACTCGACGAAGTTCTTGACGGCGTTCGCGGCCCGCTCTCAGAGAACGGCATTGCGTTCTTGCAACTCGTTACTGTGCGGGACGGCATGAACGTGCTGGTTACTCAACTCATCCACGAGTCAGGACAGATGATAGAATCTGTCTATAAGCTCCCGGAAGGGCTTGGAAGCCAGGAATACGGAGCGGCTATTACCTACGCTCGCCGTTACTCCGCATGCCCGATGCTCGGCATTGCCGGCGAAACGGACACAGACGGCGAACAGTTGGAAGCGGCGGAAGAGAAAGCGGCGGAAGAAAAGAAGGCAGTGGCTTTTGAAAAACTCAAGCAGGCGGCAACCGAAGGGCGGCTCACCGATGCCAATACCGGAAAGAAAATCGCATCAGCCGAAATCGAAAAGAAGAAGGAAGAGAAAAAGGAGGAGAAGCCAGAGGACAACATTCCAATGGACAACATTGACAAGGCTCTGCAAGCAAAACTCGACGAATCCAAGATCACGCTCTCGCAGTTCAAAACGTGGGGCGTAAAGAAAGGCAACTGGCCCGAAGAAATGGATATGACGAAACTCGAAAAGGGGTTCATCACTGTGATCTTGAAGAACTGGGTAAAAGTAATCGAAGCCATAAAAGGAGACAAGTAACATGACAGAAAAAACCGAAATGAATTGGAATGACGAAATTGATCCATCAGCCGATAGGCCTGAACGGGTATTAATGCCCGAAGGCCCGGTGAAGTTTGCGGTGTTGAGTTTTAAACGCGCACGTAAGGAGTTCGGAAAATTCGGCACAATCAATGTCGCTGAAATCAAGCTCCTAGTCATCAGCGTTTCAGGTGAAGGCGATGGCGCTGAGGTGACAATCAACCTCGGACTCCATGCTGACTTGCAATGGAAGATCACGGAATTCTTCACCGCTATCGGCCAACGCGCTCATGGAGACAAAGGGAAATTCGTCCCCAACTGGGCAAAGGTTGAAGACTCAGAAGGCTACGCAATCAACAAGCACCGCGAGCTTGTGACGAAGAAGGGCGAGAAGTACATGGTAAACGATCTCGCCAAGTTCTGCACGAAGGAAGAAGCGGAAGCAGACGTTGTCAAGGAAACACCCAACTTCTGAGGAGGCCCTTCCACCTGCCGAAGACGCGGCACCTCAGCGCGTTATCTGGGGTATCTTAGAATGGGAAGGATTCTAAATGTTTACACTTAGACAATATCAACACGATTGCATACACGGCAATTCACAGTATCCCGGCATACTGAAAGCATGGCAAAGCAATCGGCATGTTCTGAATGTAGCGGCCACGGGGACAGGGAAAACCGTAATCTTTTCCGCGCTCGCAAAATTGCTGGTTTCACAAGGCGCAAGATTTTTGATTCTCTGTCACAGAAGTGAATTGTTATCTCAGGCAAAAGATAAGATATCACGGTCAACCGGACTTGCCTGTGCTATCGAAAAAGCGGAATCAAGCTCAGTTGACTGCATGGAAATGATTACCGTCGGCAGTGTGCAGAGTTTGATAAATCCTGATAGGCGTAGCAAGATACACGCACCGACTCACATCATCATAGACGAAGCTCATCATTGCCTTAGCGACTCCTGGCAATCTGTTCTTGGACAATGGCCTGACGCCTATGTAGCAGGTTTTACGGCCACGCCTGAGAGGGGTGATATGCGACAACTTGGAACATACTTCGACTCACTTGCTTTTGAGTACACCTTGCCGGAAGCAATTCTCGCGGGCTATCTCTGCAAAATCAGGGCGCAGACAATCCCGCTGAAGCTCGACATGAGCGCGGTGAAGAATGATAATGGCGACCTTGCTTTATCGGGTATCGCCAAAGCTCTTGAACCGTACTTACCACACATCTCAAAGGAGATTGCAGAGCATTGTCAGAATCGGAAATGTCTGATATTCGCACCTCTCTGTGCAACAGCTCAGACGATTCAAAGTCACTTGCAGAAAATTGGGTTTCCTTGCTTCTACGTTTCCGGTGAAGATAGAAGCCAAGCGGCGGCATGGGAAGCTCATGGCCCAGGATGCGCCTGTGTCAACGCGATGCTCTATGTCGAAGGATATGACCACCCGCAGATTGACGCCGTGTGTGTGTTGCGACCAACGAAAGTGAACAGTCTCTATCAGCAGATGATCGGGCGCGGCACCCGCATTCATCCCGGCAAGGACTATCTCAAGATTCTTGATTTCCTCTGGATGAGTGAGAAGCATTCTCTTTGCCGGCCAACGAATCTCATCTCCGAGGACTCCGACCTTGCCCTTTGTGCGACGGAACGCATGGACGCCGACCCCGGCGGAGAAGTAGAACTCAATCTTGAACTGATTGAACAGGCGCGGAGTGACTTAATTGAGAAACGGGAAGCCGCACTTGCCAGGAAGCTTGCGGAAATGCGGCACAAAAAGCGGCAACTCGTTGACCCTGTTCAGTACGCTCAGAGTATTGGTGCCCCCGAAATAGGAGAGTATAAGCCGACACTCGGACAGGACGCCAAGCCGCCGACGCCTATGCAGATTGAACGACTCGCCAAGGAAGGAATCTACCCCGAAGAAATTCAATTCAGCGGGCACGCCAACGCGATTCTGAATACCATCGAAACACGAAGGGCGAACAATCTCGCGCAACCTCGGCAAGTCCGTTGCCTGGAGCGATACGGATTCAAGCATGTTGGACAGATGGAGTTTAAGGCCGCTCAGAAGATCATCACGCGGATCGCGGCCAATGGCTGGCGATTGCCGCCGGATATGAGAGGGAAGATATGACAACCTGCTACCTTGTCCCTATCGGAAAACCGCGCATGACGAAAAGAGATCGTTTCCTCAAAAGGAAACCTGTGGTAATGTACAGGATTTTTGCCGATGCTCTCAGGCAGTGTATGCGAGGTGTTGATCTGTCAGATGTATGGTGTCTGTCGTTGAAGCTCTACATGCCGTTTCCGAAGTCGTATAGTCAGAAGAAACGGGCATTGTTGTCGGGTAAGATTCACAGGGAAAAGCCCGACCTCGACAACTGTGAGAAGGCCGTAATGGATGCTTTGATCGAAGAGGACAAGGCGGTTGCCGGGATATTGGCTTGGAAGTATTGGGATGATGGACAGGGATCAAGAATCGAAATATTAGTCAATCAGGAGCATCAATGACAAGCGAAAAAGACTTTCAAACCGTTAAACGTATGCTTGAAGAAAACATGGTCGAAGGCGGCATGCACGTTGCCATACGCGGCGCAGGCCGTCTCGCCGGAGGTATGCTTGCCGCTGGCCGCCTATCATCCGCCGACATTGCCGCACTCTGCCGTTGCGCCTGTAATATGGCCGTGAACAGTAAGGAAGCCGCTCAGAAATGGGAAGACGCCGTTGACTACGGACGCCGTGAACCCGTAGAAGCCAGGCGCCCAGATTGCGGCGGCGCTCTCGACTGGGACTCGCCTATCTACATCGGGGAAGAGGACACCGCCAAGCCCATCATTAATCAGAACTATGTAGAGCCAGAAATAATTCCGGACGCCACACCGGATTCAGAAGGCGGCGACATTATTCGCTATCTAGCCGCCATGTTTCAGCCTGATGAACACGTAGGCATTGTCGCAGACTCATACGTCAACGACGCGGGTAAACATCTTCCGAAGAAGGGCGTATGGGATCGCACCGCCGGCAAACTCATTGAAGCACTGAAAGCCGCCGGCACCGACTACCGGGCAGTTCTCGGCGACTATGATCAAACATGCGGCGTCTGGGTGCGAATCAATCCCTTTGACGGGAAAGGCTGTAAAGATGAAAATGTAACCTCATTCCGGCACACACTGATTGAGGCGGATGATCAGGACTTGGGCAAACAGTTGGCCTTGATCCACCGGCTCAACCTACCCTGCTCCTGCGTGGTTCATTCCGGCTCCCGTTCAATCCATGCCCTCGTCCGTGTGGAGGCGGCATCAATGGAAGAATACCGCGAACGGGTTGATTACCTGTATGAAGTCTGCCGCAAAAATGGCCTGAAGGTGGACGGCGCAAACCGCAACCCGTCCCGACTCTCTCGACTGCCTGGCGTCCTCCGGGGCGAACGCAAACAGTACATCATCAATACCCGCACCGGCTCGGACTCATGGGAGTCATGGGTTGACTGGCTCGAAAAGGAAACCGACAACCTTCCGGACATCATCGGCATAGATACCGTCTTCCACCGACCCGCTCAACTGGCCCCTGAACTGATCGAAGGCATTCTCAGGGTTGGCCATAAGATGAGGATCACTGGCCCGTCAAAAGCTGGCAAATCGTTCGCTTTAATCAGCATGGCCGCCGCCATAGCAGAAGGAACCTCCTGGATGGGCTTTCAGTGTTCACCAGGCAAAGTCCTGTACATAAACGCCGAAATTTCACCAGAATCGTTCTATGAAAGGATTCGATCAGTCTATACCGCTCTCGGAATCCCGCCGAAGAACATCAAGAACATCTCTGCATGGAACCTCAGAGGCAAGACTGTCCCACTCGAAAAACTACTCCCCTCCCTGATCCGCCGTTGTAAACAGCAGGAATTCTCTGTCGTTATCATTGACCCCATCTATAAACTCAACTGGGGCGATGAGAACGATGCCGGGCAGTCTTCCCGCTTCTGTAACCTCCTGGAGCGCATTTGCTCCGACCTCGGAGTGTCCATAATCGACTGCCACCATCACAGCAAAGGCACTCAGGGACAAAAAACCTCCATGGACAGGGGGTCAGGTTCAGGCGTCTTCTCCCGTGACCCCGATGCCATCCTTGACATGATCGAGCTCCCCATCAATCAGAAGCGCAGAGAATTGCTCTCTGACATGCTTGTTTGTAAGGCCCTGGAGGCTCTAGGAACAGCGATGGACGTTAATCTTGATAGATGGCCTATCCCAGACCGACAACATGCAGAAGCCGCTATTATGACCTTCCAGCGGGCATTCCCCAACCTCGGCTCAGACGCGGCACGGGTAGTAGCAGAAACCCACGAAGTCTGCGACCGCCTCACCGGCTGGCGCGTGGAAGCCACACTCCGCGAATTCGCCCCCATAAAACAGCGAAACGTCATATTCCGGCATCCAGTCCACATCCTAGACGACGGCGACATCCTCCGCGACGCCAAGGCCCAGGGCGAAGAAGCCCCTTGGGAAGCCAAAGCTCAGGCCCAAAGGGAAGCTAAAGCCAAACAGACGGAGACCGACAACAAAAACCTCGAAGCCACTATCTCAGGACTCGGCGGGCCAGGCAAGGCTACCGTGACTCAGATTGCCGCACACCTCGGTATATGCGAAAAAACCGTCAAAAAAAGAATCAAGAAACATGGTCTTTTTCAAGTCGAACGCGGACTGATTCTAGCCAGAAACGAAGATTAAAATAAACCCCGGTTTTTACCCCCTGTTTTTACCCTTAAAAAACAGGCCCTTTTTTACCCCTCTTTTTTGCCCCGTTTTTGACCTCAATTCCGGTGCCAGTTACCCCCCCCCTGTCCAGCCAAACACCAAGACCGAAAGTAGCACAAAACCCCAAACGGAAAAACCGGAAAAATGACAGTTTTCCACTTCAAAAAATAACAATTATCCTGTTTTGCGATTTGGAAAAACC